CTGATATTTTACGGTTTCATAATGAGACTATCCCGTATACTTCCGAAGAGTTAAAAACCGATAAACTGCCGAAGAAATCAATTTGGTGGCAAGAGAAGGAGTACGGCCCGTGGCCTGTTAATATTGAAGGTTTAGACATGTCAACCGATGGACAGTCTGCACGTCCAAAGCTAACCGTTGCTAATATTGACGGGTTAATCACTGCGTTATGTCTGAGATTTGATGATATGGTCCAGGCCAAGGTCACAATTCACGATACTTTTGTCCATTATCTTGATACCGCTAATTTCAAAGACGGAAACCCAACCGCCGATCCCGAACAAGAAAGGGTTCAAGTCTTCTATATTGACAGAAAAGAATCAGAAGATGACGAAGCTGTAAAGTTTGAGCTTGCCAGTCCTGCGGATCTACAGGGGTTGAAAATCCCAACACGGCAGATTCATAGCTTGTGTGAGTGGTGTGCTCGTGGCTGGTACCGAACCGGCAAGGGGTGTGACTATGCCGGTACCCGGTATTTTGATGAGAATGATAATCCCGTAGATGACCCAAGCAAAGATAAATGTTCCGGGTTGTTACCCGCGTGTCAAGAACGATTTGGGAAAGATGAACCCCTGCCGTTCGGTGGCTTTCCGGGGTCTGCGTTAATCAGGCGGTGACAATGCGAGAGAGTACATTGCAAGCAATCGTGACTCATGCCAAATCAGAATACCCGAAAGAGTGCTGCGGGGTGATTGCTCAAAAAAGTCGTGTAGAAAAGTATTTCCCGTGTCGTAATCTTGCAACAGACCCTAAAGAGCAGTTTCATCTTGATCCTGTTGATTATATCAATGCTGAAGACTGGGGGACAATAACGGCGATTGTTCACAGTCACCCTGATGCGACAACGCAGCCTTCTGAATTGGATAAAGCCCAGTGCGATGCAACTGAATTACCTTGGATCATTGTCAGTTGGCCGGAGGGGGATATCAGAACAATTCAGCCGCGTGGCGAATTACCATTAATTGGGCGTCCATTCGTGCTGGGCCATACGGATTGTTGGGGGCTAATCATGAGCTACTTTAAGCAAGAACATGACATTGAGCTGAATGATTATCGGGTTGATTATTGCTGGTGGGAAAATGCCAAAGAAAACCGCTACTTAGACAACTGGTATGAGTGCGGCTTCCGTGAGTTCAGCGACGCACCACAATCCGGTGATATGGCAATTATGCAAGTTTCCTCCCCTGTTGCGAACCATGCAGGAATTCTTCTGTCTGATAATATGTTACTGCATCATATGTACGGACAACTGAGTCAACGCGTGCCCTACGGTGGATATTGGAAAGACAGAACGGTAAAGGTATTGCGTCATAAAGACTTGTTGTGATTTATGCTTTTTTGACTTAGAGAAAATGACAATGAAGAAAAAAAACATTCTTACTTTGTGTGCGTTTATTTTGGCGGGTTGTTCAAGCATCCAAGACATGAGAAGTCGTTCTCCCGATCAAATTTATGAGTCAACAAAGCGGCAAACAAAGGATGTAGCTGAATGTATCCTGTTTGGCTGGCAAGAAAATAGCCCAAGATATGGAGGTGTTTTCATTCAACCTTATGGTAACGGTTATACAGTGTATTCTAACTCTCAGATTGAGGTTGTTGATGTTATAGATGAGAATAATGGAGTTAAAGTTAATTTTTATCATCAAAGTGGATTATTTAGTTATAGAATAAATAACCGAATTCAGAAAATAAAAAGTTGCATATAAAGCGAATTAGAACCGCTTTCGTTGGTTTTTGTATGGAGTTAATTATATGGCTTTTATTGATGTACCGATGCGGACCGTTCGTATGCACGGGCCTTTAATTAAGTACTTTGGGAAAGAATTTAAATATAAAGCATTAGATGCAAAAAAAGCAATTAATGCGATGCGTTGTTTATTACCGGGTTTTGAAAAATATATGATTGAGGCCCATAAAAAAGGGCTGACGTTTGCTATTTTTGTCGGCGGTAAAAATATCAACAAAGATGAACTTGATATGACAAAAGGCACTGATGATATTCATATTTTGCCCGTAATTATTGGCAGCAAACGCGGGGGGTTATTTCAAACAATATTAGGTGTTGCTTTAATTACCGCAGCAACTATTGCATCTGGAGGGATAGCCGCAGCATTTACAGCGGGTGGATTGTGGGGAACTACTGCAATGATAGGCGCATCAATGGCCCTCGGCGGTGTTGTCCAAATGCTTTCACCACAACAGCCGGGCTTGCGAATGCGTGAGTCCCCAGACAATAAACCCTCTTACGCATTCGGCGGGCCAGTCAATACAACAGCGCAAGGTAACCCCGTTCCTGTCTTATATGGAACCCGCGAGATCGGTGGGGCGATCATTTCAGCTGGGATATATACCGAAGATCAACAGTAAATCACAAGCTAAGAATGGCTTACTGTAAATAAATTCAGTTGTGTTCTTTTATTAGTCAATAGTTTAATGTATAACCATGATTGAGGTAATGAATATGACGCAACAGTACAAAAGTGAAGCAGAGTTGTTAGAAGCATTGAAGACGATAACACCAGATGTATTTGCTGATTTTTTCAAAGAAAAAGGTATCACGCACTTAACTTGCCCTATATGTAAGCGTGGGAATGTAACTATTCCTATTGTATACGATAAGTCTCAGGAGGATTCACATGATTACGTGGTTCCATCGTTAACTGATAGACTCGATAGCGATGGTTGTTATAATCTTGCTAATTATAGCTATAAGATTCTTTGTAAGAACTGCGCTTACGAAATGCACTTCAATGTAAGCCGCATTATTTCATGGGCTGAAAAAAAGGGAGATCATGATGAATAAGGATAATGTACATTATATTGATTTTCCTGTTTCGAGCCGAATGAAAGAGAATGGTGGCGGCAATAGTGGAGGTGGAGATATGGAATCACGAGTAGCAAAACTTGAATCAGATGTCGAGCACATCAAGAAATCCATAGACGAAGTAAAAGCTGATGTACGGGAAATAAAAAGAGACGCTCGTTTAGATTTCCGCTTGTTATTTGGTGCGATTATTGCCGTAGCCCTTGGGTTAGCTGGCTTAATGGCTAAAGGATTTCACTGGATTTAATTTAGCAACCATACTATTTAATGCCGCTTAATTGCGGTTTTTTTTATTTAACCAACCTGCTTCGGCAGGTTTTTTGTGGGTGAAATATGGCATATGCAAAAGTAATCAAAGGGCGTAAAGGCGGTGGCGGTAAGCAACGAACGCCGATTGAATCCCCAGACAGTATTCAGTCAATATCGAAAGCCAAAATACTCTTGGCACTTGGGGAGGGTGAATTTGCTGGGGGCTTGGATGGTACAAATATCTATCTGAATGATACCCCTATAGCAAATGCGGATGGTAGTTTGAACGCATCAGGCGTTAAATGGGAATTTCGCCCCGGCACGCAATCACAAGAATACATTCAGGGAATACCCGCCGCTGAAAATGAAATCAGGATAAATACAGAACTGAAAAGCGATCATCCGTGGATACGTGCTGTTTCTAATACTAAGTTATCAGCTATTCGTTTGCGCTTTGGGTGGCCCCAGTTGCAGCGTCAAAAAGATAACGGCGATACCGTTGGTTACCGTATTGAATATGCTATTGATCTTGCTACTGACGGTGGAGCTTACAGAGAAGTCTTAAAAGCGGCGGTTGACGGTAAGACAACAACACTGTATGAACGTTCTTATCGCATTGATTTACCAAAAGCCACAACTGGCTGGCAAATCAGAGTACGCAGACTGACACCCAATCAAAATTCAGGGCGATATGTTGATAGAATGTTTGTACAGGCGATCACAGAAGTTATCGACGCAAAACTTCGGTACCCAAATACAGCGTTGCTCTATGTTGAGTTTGATTCAAAGCAATTCCCCGATATCCCGAAAATTAGCTGTAAGCCCAAGGGCCGTATTATCCGCGTTCCGTCAAACTATGATCCAGTAACACGAGCTTACTCTGGAATATGGGACGGTACATTTAAGTGGGCGCATTCAGATAACCCAGCTTGGATTTTCTATGACATTCTTTTGTCAGATGGGTTTGGTCTGGGAAATAGAATTAATTCAACTCAAATCAGCGAAGCTGAGCTATATCGTATTGCTCAGTACTGCGATCAGCTTGTCCCTGATGGCCGGGGTGGTAACGACAAAGAACCTCGTTTTACATGCAACGTTTATATTCAGTCTCGTAATGATGCCTGGACTGTATTAACGGATTTGGCCGCTATCTTCCGTGGAATGACGTACTGGGGGCAAAACCAGTTTGTTGCACTTGCTGATATGCCACGCGACATGGATTACATTTTTAACCAGTCAAATGTGATTAACGGGAAATTCGTCAATTCAGGAGCAAGTGAACGAACTCGATATACTACAGCTATGGTTAGTTGGTCAGATCCAGACAATCACTATGCTGATGCTGTTGAGCCTGTATCTGACAATGAGTTAGTTCGTCGCTACGGTGTCAATCAAACCGAGATCACAGCGATTGGTTGCACTCGTCAAAGTGAAGCAAACAGGCGAGGCCGTTGGGCTTTGCTGACAAACAGCAAAGATAGTGTTGCTTCATTCAGTGTAGGACTTGAAGGGCAAATCCCGCTGCCCGGTCACATTATTGGCGTTGCTGACAGAAACCGCGCCGGCAGAATTATCGGCGGGCGCATTAGTGCCGTATCAGAGCGCAACATCACATTAGATAGAGTAGCCGAGGCTAAAGAAGGTGATCGACTGTTAGTTAATTTACCCTCCGGTAAATCAGAAGGTCGCACAGTCCAGGCAGTTAATGGCAAAGTTGTTACTGTCACCACTGCTTATTCAGAAACACCGGTAGCTGAGTCAGGTTGGGCAATTGATGCTAATGATCTCTTTGTTCAGCAATATAGAGTTACAAGTGTGCGTGATAAATGTGATAACACATTTGAAATCAGCGCTGTTTATCACGATCCCGATAAGTATGACCGGATAGATACTGGTGCAAGAATTGATGAGCGCCCGATTTCTGTGATACCGCCCGGCGTTCAAGCCCCACCGAAAAATATTACTATCAGTTCTTACTCTTCAA